GTTCCTTGGAATTAATGGTCAGGCCAAGAGTATAGCTTGCCCTCGATGATCTCATACATGTTTGTGTTAGGAGACCAGAAGTACTTGGGCCAAGGGGCCCCGTACCATTGGCCGTTATGGTAATTGTAACGGCCGTCAGGCAACGACTTCCAGGCGGCAAATCCCGTGTTGGCGGGCAGCTCAGGCACTGTCGGGGTGCGGCTACGCTGAGGCGTAGGCACTAGACTCGGCGAGCTCGAAAACCCCGAGAGGTTTGAGCTATGTGCCGAGGCTACATCAAAGTCGACGACTCTGCGCTTCTTGGAGCGTGAGCCTCTCGACTTGCGAGATGAACGTGTGGACATCAGATCAGATCAAACGTGCGGTGAACAGCGAGAGGTCGTTCTGCAGCGTTAGGTCGGACGTGTGATCGTGGGTTACGACGAGGGACAAAGCTTGACCCTCACCAATGACCAGGATACGGCTCGTCTGAACGCTGGCGAAAAGGTTCTCCACTGGTGTGGCGTTAAAATCGTTTCGGGACTGGGGCACATCAACACCGTCGATGCGCATCTGAACATTCACGTAGGCAATGGAAGTCTGCGATGGTATGGAGAAACCAAGTCGGAGATGGACTTCGTAGGCTCCCGGTGGCAGGAACATGTTAGCACCTTGGACGGTGGCACCCAGTGTGTTGTACAAGGGTACCAGTTGTGGTGCCAACAGGGTCGTGCCGTCAGGGACATCGGCCGTTGGGAATGTCAGAGAGAGGACGTTGCGCGGCAGAACGGGTGCGGTGGGCACCGGTTGCCGAACATGCAGTTTCGCCCTGTAGTCAATGTGCAGGTGTCCAAGCACCAGCCCTTCAGCGGCAGCGGCACTCCCGAACCCGAATGCGCCGATGTGCACGGCGCAGGGGTCAGTGAGAAGTTTGTCGGTGGCGCTTGGTCCCGTTCTGACTAGCATCTTGCAGTTGTCCATCTGGCCCAGATCGATGGGCGCGGACATTGAAGAATACATAGAACAAGTTTTGGTGAGCTCGTTGTCAGCGAACTCAATCTCGGTCGCGGGGGCGGAGTCATTTGGATCGTAGTCAATCAGAATGTACACACTACCACTCGTGAGGGTGGAGCACGCGGGCGTGTACCGAATGGTGTTACCGGCGAGCATGGTGTACTTGTCGAAATTCTGAGCTTGATAGTGCCCGGCTGAGAACGTGGATGCGAGGCCAGGGTTCCATTCAAAGGACCGAATGAAATTGGCGCCGTCCGCGGCTGTCGGGGCGATCGAAACGAGGCGTTCCGTCCCGGTGAATGGCACGGCGGGGTATTTGCTAGAACGACCTGGGGCCTTGGCCCGGGCCGCAGGAGCATTTACCACGCGGGGCTTGCGAGTGCGATTAACCATTTTGTCAATTTGTAAGGGTAGGAGCAAATTAGTGCTTAAATATGACAGGCCTGTCCAAGTAACAGGCCCGCTCTTCCCCGTGGTCCCAACTCAAGAGCTGGGCTTCGGGCCACGCGGTTTGCGCGTGGCCTTCTTCTGGCCGCGCGGGCTGTGCGCGGCCACCTTCTTCTCAGTGGCTGCAGGTTTCGGTTTCCTGCGCCTTGTCTTCTTGGCCAGTTTGGCCACACTGGCCGTCGTGATGGATCCGTCGACGTTGACGTCCACCTTGGCGGCGGCCTCCACGGGCTGTGCGCAGAGGGGCGGAGTGAGGATGGTGTCCTCAGTGGCGGTTTGGACCCACGTCTTAAAGAGGTCGTGGTCGAACTCTAACTTGGCCAGGCTAGTCTGGCAGTAGTGTTCCATCCATGGTTGCTTGTCGTTGGGGTACTGGACGGATGACGGTCCGTTGGTATCCCACCGCGCCATGAGGCGGAGCCGCTCGTCGTAAGCGACCTCGCCAAAGAGCTCGACAACTTTCGTTGCCAAGTCCCCTATGACGGGCGTGTTCTTGTCCGTCAGGAAGAAAGAGCGGGCCTTTTCCTGGAGCTTCATCACCGGCGTGATGCCGGTCGGAAGGTTCACGGTGGTGTGAAACTTGGAGAGCTGCCGCGGAATGTCGCAGCAGGATGTGGTGTCTCCGTACCACACGTCCGGCCCGTAAATACGGGCCAGGAAAGTGATGCCGAACTCTCCACGTCTGACCTGGTCACACTCCAGCTTGAGGCCAAGCTGGGAAGCGGCACGCTCGTATGCCTGGGTAGACACGACTGGTGTCATGCCGTCGTCGCCACCGTAGATGCCAAGGGCATCCCACGCCTCGATGGGCGTGCGCCGACGTCCGAGGTAAGGCTCGGATCGCAGAGCGAGGTAGCCGACGAATGCGTTGTCGAAGGTGTTGCTGGGAGATGTCTCCGGTGAGCCAGATCCACGTGACGTGCCACTCTCATATGAGGTTCCGTGGCGGCCTGTGCCGGTCAAGTTCTGCTGTGAGCGAAGGAGGTCGAGGAGGTCAGGAAGGTAGCACTGCTTGAAAGCCCGAGTGAAGACGATCGTCTCTAGGTGCCTCAGCAAGTTCGAGATTCGCCCGTCAAAGCGGCTGAAATCGGTGTTTACCGCCGTCTCCGCGTCGGCAAGGACGTCAACCACTCTCTGTGAGATTTCGATGGGAGTCTTGCCGAATGCGTACCACGGGGCTTGTTTCAGTAGGTCGCTGAACGGGTACACGAACTGTGAGAAGTCACGTTTGTCGGGTCCGTTGATAGTGCTGATGTTCCGAGGGTCCTTGCAATTTGCATTTGCCTCACGCTTGCTAAAGCATTTGAACTTGCGGCGTGGCGTCTCGAGCTCGGAGGCTTCGAGAATACGTCGCTGGGTGGGTCTGCTCTGCTGATCGTAGACGCGGCTTAGATCGCAGGGGTCTAGGCTGTGCGCGTCAGGAACGAGCATCTCTGCGAACTCCCTCATGCACTCGTCGACGTAAGCTGATAGCTTCAGTGGTGGAGACTTGAGGTCGGTGACCCGAGTCTTGATACACCACTGCTCGTTAGCGAGCGTGTCGGAGGGTGCGAATGCCCCGTGGATGATCGGGGACATGAAGGCAGTGAGCGTGGGTTTAGCGTCCAGGTCTTGGACGTCGGATACCTTCTGGTACATGCGCACGGCTTCCTCGACTGGAAACACGTACGCACGCGTAGACTTGGGTGTCTGCGTCAGGTGGTATGCGAGAAGCGGCGTGCTAGCTACACGCCGTTGGACAATGTCGCCGTCAGGGATCAGGCTCAACACAGCTGACTGAGTCAGCTTGACGGACTGGAACTCCGCCAGGGTGGCGATAGCGTCGTCAACACTCGCGGGGATGGTCCCACAAGCGTGTGTTCCCGCGATGGCAGTCGATACTTGGAGGTCGTTCTTCCCTTGGATATATATGCGGGTGAACTTACCATCGACTGGTTCAAAGCGGGTGAGCGGTGTGTTGCTGACAAGCATGCTGAGCATGGCGTTGAGGCCTGCCCAGCGGGCCACTGGGGTCAAGTTGATCAGGTAGTGGTCTGGAGAGACCCTGCGCCTGTCAACGAGGTAGGTAGCCGTCTTGTAGGTAAGACCAAAGAAGGTCTTGCTTACGCGCAGGCTATCCACACCATATGACCACAGTGTGTGCCGGTAGCGCCCACCCCCACTCACGACGTAGTCGACGGTTTGGTCCGTCATGAACGTGTATGAGTAGTCCGCGCGAGATGCTGCGGCTGCGTCCGGTTGAAGGGAGTACAGGATGGTTGGCTGGAAGTTGTCAGCCAGGGCGCTATGCATGTCGACGTAGTAGTCCACGTCGATCATCGCAACCATGTGATCGCTCGTAGGGGTGGCGGTCACGTGGTCGGCGTTGAAGTCCTTGTCCCAGAATTGGATTCTGGAACCTTCAAATCCTCGGCGCTGGTTCGAGCGCGAGGTTTGGAAGAAGAAGGGTCGAAGTCCAATGGCCGCCGCGAGTCTGACGCAAAAGTTGCGCGCTGAAGTTCGCGACGCCGCGCTAACACCATGCGTGTGCTCAGTGTTAACGCGGGCCTGAATTAAATCCAGGGCATTGAATTGGGACCGCTGAACTTCCGGCCTGAAGGCCGGCCGTTCAGCTTGTGCACTGAGGTATCCTGAAACTAAGCGTTCCAGAAACCCCGTCGCCTTCGACTTACGACGCCACAAGATAGGTATTGTGACGGCAAGGATGACGGTGCTACAGCAAATAGCTGTCTTGGCTCCATGCTTGGACATGGTACCGACTGTCAAGATTTCTCTTCTTAACTCAGTGAGCGATTCCTTCTCAGGAGCGTCTGCTGGACTGCGAAGTGGATTAGGT